TGTAAATCGTTGGAGACCAGTTTCTATCACGAACAAAGAATCTAAACCTTGCTGTATCTTGTCTTGAGTATTTCTTTTTAAGATTCTTGCAAGATGTGATTCTGCTGAAAGTCGGCGCACTATCATAAGTTGGCATTAGCTCTGGGAAGAACGAACCAGTAAAGAACTCTACGCCACCGGAGTGCCATACGTCGTGTATCTCCTGTAAGGGCGTAGAAGCCGCTGTAAGCGCGACTTCGCACGAATAGATGCCAGGACTCACATAACTTCCTGTAGCGTTTGTATCGCCCGTAGAGACGACGCTACCACCACCCTGAAGGGAGAGCTTCGAGCCGGTGGGGGATCCATTAGAGCTTGAGTAGAAAGAAACAAGTATGTCGCTTGTTCCAACAGCTGGAACATTATTAAGACCACGTCTTCCATAGTTGTAGAATTGTAAAGTATTCAGGTTGTCTGCTGCTGGTGCTCGTGATGAGGAGAAGAAAAAGTTCTCTCTATCATCCATTGTGCGAGAGTCCCAGCGAGCTTCGATAACAGGACGCTTAAAAAAGAACTCACTTGAGCGAGCAAAGAATTTCTTTGTGTAATATGATTGGGTTGCGCCTCCGGTATTCTGAATTACAGAGCCCGAGTCTGTACCGAGAGATGATGAAAAATAAGCTTCCTGTGAGGCAGTTAGGCGAATGCCGAAGCCGTAGTTGTTATATTCTCCTCCCGCTGCGCCGGTAATCCAATTTTCTACAACGGTTGTAACATCAACTTCTAGATTTTCGTACCCCTGTGGAAAACTAACGTTATAATTGTCTTGAGCTAAGTAGTCGCCTCCGACGCTAGACCAAGATGTGCTTGAATCGGATTTCATCCAATTAGACTCTCCAAGGTCCTGATATTCATCCATGTCCAGTCCCGCTCCTTCTGTCCAAGAGCGTGAGACGGGAGCAACAATTAAATTAAAATCTTGCGGAAGTGTAAAGGGATGTTCTGCGTTGAACATCTTAAGATAAAACGATACCGAGCCAGATGCTGGGATTGTGCCGGCAGTTCTGTCTGCAGAGATAGAAGACACAGGAAATTGAATTAGAATTCTAGAAAGTTCTTGAGACTGCCCATTAGAGCCCGACTCTTGTGCATAGATTGAGAAGACTTCAAGAGAATCTGCATAGCCCATATTGGAGCCTGTACCTCTTGTCACCAAGTTGGCTTCATAAGCGTTTGTGATCGTATTGTCAGCACTTGCCGTATATCTTAAAATAGCCATTATCTAATAGATCCCTTAATATCTATATTTGGATACTTCAGTTCAAAAATGACATTTGGCTGTGCTTCAATCATCCTACCATCCGACGATAAGGATGCATCAAAATCGTAGTTGGATTCAGAATATATCCCGCCTGACTTCAGCCCAACATCAACAGACGTGACGTCTACAACACCATCCACTTTTTGCAGTTCTTTGTAGACATCCGTGATTTTTATTGGCTCTCCGATATCCTGCTTCATAGCGAATTTATTCGCCAATCTTTGGTTGCAAGTGCTAATAACATCAAATCGATTCGCATTAATATCGATTAGTATTTCATAACTAATGTCAAAATTAACAATCTCAGCATCTAAAATATCAACCGTATCAGATATCATTTTATATTGGGTAATCCAATTTTTTAAATTATTTTTAAGTGTTGTGTTGGCGACAACCAGCTTTCCGGAGCTGTTCTCTGACATTACATAAATGTTGACATTTCTCTTAAATTCATCTGGGTCTTTTAGAATGGCAACTCTCTTAATCATTCCAAACTTTGCTGGCATGCCGTAGCAAATAGCTTGATAATCTTGTGCTGTAACCGCTCTATTCTGTGTCGCAAAGTAACTGAACGCTCTTTGTCGTATCTCTTCGGATGAAGGTAGAGACACACTTCCAACAAATTGCTCTTCATTTGTCACCTCCAAAGAGTTGATAACTGCATTTCTGTTGGTCAAGGATATGGCCCCTTGGTTACCGAATTTAAAGTTGGACGATGCTATGCCCGTAATTGTATCCACGGCAGCGTTAACGTCTGATGTCGTATTAAAACGGTACCGGACTGTTAATGTAGTGTTCGATGGTCCAATGCCAAATTTGTCTGTGTCAATAAGCTTAGTGGGGTCAAAGTCTACATCAGTAGTGTAGCTTCTACCGTTTAAATTTAATACAACCTCTGTTGGATCTACAACAGGATTGGTGAGCTTGTTACTATCTGATCCATATCCAAATTGTATAAATGTCTGGTTGTCAACTGTCTCGACAACAAACCTTCTAGCTACCGGTGTAGCCTTCAGTAAATTGGGCACTGTCGACCGCGTTGTTGTAGTGTTTCTTATTGCTTTGTATATGACGTTCTGTGAGAGATGGTCAACCTCAAAATACTCATTGCCTTCGGAATCTGTCACGCTAACGATATTGGATACGTTTGTTACCCCTAAAGGAACTTTTCTAAATCTCTCAAAGCCTCCGATTGTAAAGCTTTCAGTTCCGGATCTCCCCGAAACGGCGGTTCCTATCGCTCTGATCACATATGTAAGTGGAGCGCCTGTTGTGGAATCGGCAGAACCAACGACCACCTGATTGCCCTCTTTATCAAAGTCAACGTCTTCTAAAAGAGTGTAGAATCCACCACCAGTCGATGTAAATGTAGAACCAGCCTGCAAAACAGGGATAAGTGTCGGGTCAGGTCCTAAGCCCGAGCTACCGGCGGGGACCTCAATAAAAAATGTCATTTTCCCATATGATGATGGGCTTGTTTGAAGTTTGTATCCGAGTTGTCTGGCTAGCTTTACAACATTGTTGTATTCGACGGCACTATCCAAGAATGTCTCATTCATTTGATAATCAAGATAGAATGATAAAATGTCTCCGATATAAGAGACAGAATCAAGCATCAAGGATCCAAATGAAGCTCTATTGAAATCTTTATAGGTGTTTGGATAGTATCTTTTGGCAAACTCCTCTAAATCGCGACGGATAGATTCAAAATCTCTACTTGTATAATTGATTGCAACGTTCTTTTTGGACATCTACTTCTGCACCTTTTATAATTAGTTAGTGTTATTATTAACTTCTACATTTAGAATCGCATTGGTTTGAAGTGGTAATATCGTAAACAATATAGAAACTGATATATTGTTAGGAAAAAGATCCGGGTTGTTTTCGGGGACAGTAAAGTCGATTCTATCAATGCCAATATAAGGCAAATATCTCTGTACCTGTTGTCTGATATTGCTGTCAATCTCAGAATAAGTAGACGCCGTGTTCTGTTCAAATAAATATTTCTTCAAGCCGACTCCAAAGTCGGTATCCATTATCCTCTCACCCGGATTTGTAAGGATGAGCATCTTTAAATTTTGTGTCGCTAAGGCTCTAAAGTCTGTTATCAATCCATACGGACCAAATACATCGTCAAATACTAACGGTAATCGTGGAGCTAATCCAGAAGCCATGTGCTGCCCTCCTCCTTAAATAGTTGATTTATTTATTTTAGCACTCCTCTGGTGGGGGAGGCTCAGTTGCATCACCAACATCTTCTTCCGATAGTTCCTCATCTATCTTGATTTTTAGAAGCTCGATCAACAGATACAGAATTCCCAAGGGAGACGGAGGAGCCATAAACATGCCAGCGACTGTTCCCTTAAAATCAACTCCGTCAAGAGTAATTCTAGGTCCGAATAGAGGCTCCGCTTCAGCATTTGAAGCTAATGGGCTATCTTCGCCTGTAGCGCCAGTACCAAGAGTTTCGCTTGTTACTTCATTAGTTGTGTCGTAAATGCAGAACATAAGAGCCAATATATCATCACCTGTGATACCAGCTAATGGGTTGGGTGCTTCGGGATCAGAGGGGGCGGCTGCATCAAGCCCAGTCTGTATGGCCTGCGAAACCGCTATGAAAGCTTGTCCTGTAACATCCTTAATAATCTTTGAAATTGCAATGTGCGGATCAATCAACTCTACCAAGCCCTTAAGAATTTGAATTGGCGTTTCTCTTAAGAACTTTAAGAAAATTTCTCTTGCGAGGGAGCCCATATCCTGCTGTCCATTGTTTGCCAAAGTATTTTGGAAATTATTATTTGGTGTATCTGGAAGTGGAGGTCTTGTTGAGGCATCAGTCATATTCATAAAGTTTATGATTGCTCGCTTTGTTCCTCTGAATGCGTCTGTAATGTCCGAGAAGAACAACTCTGTTAAATAAAAATTGTGTAATATAGGACCAAGGATAATCGCATCTTGATTGAATACTTGGTTCTTAAAAATTTGATACTGCGGACTCTGTTTGATTAAAGCAAGGTTTTCCTGTCTTGTATTGTTAGGATCTGTAGAGATTGATGCTAAAGGTATAGGAGGATTTAGATTTGGATTATTATTATTATCCTGCAGGGTCGTAGCTATAACACAAGAAAAGTTTATTAGCCCTATTGGGGATTCATCTCCTGGCGGGCCTTCAAGAACATTTTGGAAAAACACAGTTGAGGCAAAGCCGTTTCCTTGGAGAGGCCCTTGTGATGAGTCTGCAACATCTAATAAACCCGAAACCTGAAGTGAATTAGCAGTGCTCGTTGTCATATCATACAGACCTATCACATCCTCCAAAAACACATCGTCAAATGATTTGTTTTCGCCCTTTGGATCAATAATATTGTTTATTGCACCCAAGGTGCTTCTTTGTCCATTGTCCCAAGTGTAATATAATCTTTCCTCAACCAAGAAGCGTATAAGAGCAGTATCATTTAAAGGAAAATTAGCTGCCGTTTCGTCGTCATTTAGTTCAAATCCTTGAGGAATTTGGAAAGGAGGATAAGTGTGGGCAATTCCCCCATTATTGATGGTTGACTCTCTGCGAGATACTCTATCGAAGTAATTAAAGAGTTCACGCTCTAGAATTGAATTTCCATCAGATCTAATTTCATTAAATGATGCCACTAATCGGTTGACCATGTACTCTCTCATAACAGGTAGATCGAGTAGGGATTCCATTTTAAATGCTGAGAACACAACAATGTTCTTAATCACAAACTCATCTATTATTGACTGGATTAGCATTAAGATTAATCCATAATAAAGAGTATTTCTAGTTTTGTCTTTGGCTGATCCCTCGTCATAACAGGCAGCTGCGGCAAACTCTTTCTTCATTTGATCTAAAATACCCTCTGCATCGAACAAATCTCCAACGTTAGAGGGGTCGCACAAATCATTATTCTTAAAGAATTTTAGATTATTTACCTTAAAAGCACTAAAAGCACCATTATCTAAAATGTAATTGTAAAGCTTTCTATACAATGAACCATACACCGAAGTGTATTTTTCTCCTACCACTTCTTGAATAAAAGATGAGTCGCCTAACGACTCGTTCTCTGCTATAGAGATGGGCTCTACAAAGCGATAAATATATGGATTTAATTGTAAATCTTGGTAAGCCTCACTAATAGGAAGTTGTGAGTTTTCAGGCGGAACTAAGTTGCTAAGCTCACCAGCTAAAGATGAAGATGGATCTACATTCTGTAGGTTGTAGGAAAGATTTACAAAACTATCTACGTTTTGAGACCATTCCGGATATTGAACAGAAAATTGCTGACTTCCAGAGAACACAAAATTTAAAGTTAATTGCTCGGTGGCAAAGCTACTATAGCTAGTTTGATAAATCGCACCTTGCGGGGGACTCCCAGTAACATAAGAAACAATCGAATTTGAATTCGAAGAGACATAACCATAACTAAGAGGTTGTACAGCTTCTGCAAACCGTTTACGGAATGCCTCCGGGAATACATATTT